CTGCGCGCTAGATATGGAGCCGTAAACTAAAGTATCTACCGCGACACCGCCATGGCACGCTCGTACAAACGCGACTCCAACGGCAGGTTTGCCGGTGGCGGCGGTGGCGGCAAGATTGGCAAAAGCGTGAAGAACGTAGCCGCTCGCGCTAAGTACAAGAACGCTGCAAGCAAGCTGCGGTCGGTTGAGAAGGAGTTCGGCGGCAACAGCCCCGCTGCTGGCAGCAAGGTTGCCAAGCGAGCGATTGCAGGTGCTAAGTCGGGTTTGACTCGTGTAACCAGCAACTTGACCGGCAAGAAGGGCAAGGCGCCTAAGGCTTCTGCAGCCGCCAAGCCAGTAGCTAATCAAGTCGCTGCGGGCCGTGCTGCGAAGGCCGCTTTCCAATCCAAGGCAGCAAGCAAGCGCAAGTCGGCACGGGCACGCAAAGGTGGCAGCTTCACCGAAACCAGGACCTTCAAGGAGAGCCTGAAGCCTAAGCAGGCTGCAGCGCGTAAGGCCAAAAAAGCAGCAATGAAGTGACGGGTCATGCCACTTAAGAAGGGAAAATCTCAAAAGACCATTTCAGCCAACATCAAGGCTGAGATGAAAGCAGGCAAACCGCAAAAGCAAGCCATTGCCATTGCGCTGTCCAAAGCTGGTAAAGCCCGTAAACCCAAAGGTAAAAAGTGATGCCTAAGTACACCGGACCAGCCAAGCCTCAAAAGCCCATGCCCAAGAAAGGCGGCAAAAAGAAATGAAACGCGGCGACCGGGTTAGCTGGAACTACCAAGGTGCACGCACCTTTGGCGTGATCACCAGCATCGGCGGTGAGCGGGCGACCATACCAACGCAAGGCGGTGGTAGCGTCACACGCGTCGGCAGCCAAGATGACCCAATCGTGCGGATCAAATCTGAGTCAACCGGCAACGCGGTCATCAAGAAACGGTCAGAGCTGAAACCCGCACCACGGCGATGATCACCTATCGCGGCGAGCAGTTTGAGGGTTACAACAAACCCAAGCGCACGCCAAACCATCCGACCAAATCCCATGCGGTACTAGCTAAAGAAGGCGAGACCGTCAAGCTGATCAGATTCGGTCAGCAGGGCGTGTCTGGCTCACCAGCACGAAAAGGAGAATCGGCAGCAGACAAAGCCAGACGGGCATCGTTCAAGGATCGCCATGCGGCCAATATCGCCAAGGGTAAGCTCAGCGCTGCGTTCTGGGCGGATAAGGCAAAATGGAGCTAGAATAAACTGGTAACCAGTTGATTTATCGTGGCAGCGCACCATTCGTATACCGAGGTTTCGTGTCCCACGTGCGGCAACAGCCGAACAACCCGCAAAGATCTAGTGGCAAAAGCTGTCAAAGAAGGAAGGGGGTTGCTGTGCAGGTCTTGCGCGATCAAGGCTTGTGACACACGCTGGGATTCCATACGAAAAGAGCCTCAAGATCGCGTCAGAAATCAAGGGGCCTACAAGTCATTCCACAAAGCCAAGCGCCGGGTCAAGACAAACCACCACAACGCATACGCCAACGTGGAGTTTCGATTTGATTCCTATGAACAATTCCTAAGGGAGCTTGGACATCGTCCCGAAGGTATGACACTGGATCGCATAGACCCCATGGGGCATTACGAGCCAGGCAACGTCAGATGGGCAACTATTGAGGAGCAAGCCAAGAACCGGAATCCCCGTTTTACATGGACTGCTAAGCCCTGACACGCTCCTGCGCGTGAATCCAGTCCTTTAGCTCGGCCACATACCACCGCAGGTCTTGCGCCTTGGCGGCGTGCCATCCGTTGCCCGTGCTGCGGTATAGCTCCTCATGCCGGTCCACTGCATCAAGGCACTGCTTAATCAGCGGGTTCCACGGTTCCCGCACAGGCGTGTCCCATTCACGCTTTGACACGATCACACCGCGCCATTACGATGGCAGCGTAATTAAGCCTGCGGCTTATCCATGTCAGATGAAACACAAACCCCAGAGCCTGCGGCTACTGAGGTTGACTTGCAACGCAGTGTTGAGGCACTGGAGCGCAAAAACCAAGAGCTGATTGCTGAGCTGCGCGCAGCAAAATCCAAAGCACCCAAGCTGCCTGATGGCGTCAATGTCGATGAGCTGCTGGAGTTCAAAAGGAACCATGAACAGCAGCAGCTCGAATCTCAAGGCAAATACCAAGAGGCACGGCAAGCCCTAGAGGTGCAGTTCCGCGAGGCGACAGCAGAAAAGGACAAGCGCATTGCAGAGCTTGAATCACGCGTGCGTGAGCTGGAGCTTGTCACACCAGCGGTAACGGCATTGGCCGACATCGTGCACGACCCGGACATGGTGCTAAAGACCAAGCTGAGCGCCGACCAGATTGAGCGCGACCCTGATGGCACTGTCGTGGTGGTCGATGGCTACCAGCGCACACCCGTTAGCGAATGGGCCAAGACGCTGCCAAGCTGGATGCAAAAGCAACCCAAGCCGCAGGGCAGCGGTGCACCATCAGCAGGCGCCAGCACTGGAGGAATCCCTGCCGGGATGATCAATCCGTTCAACAGGGATACATTCAACTTGACCGAACAGGCGCGGCTGTTTCGTACAGACCGTGACCTGTATGACCGCATGAAAGCAACAGCTAACCGCTAAGCTATTTGCAACCGGCTGCGCTGGTGCATTGGGCTGCGCCCACACCGTAAACCATTCCCCCGAGATGAATCATGGCGACTCTTCGCTCTGACATCATCATCCCCGAGGTATTTACGCCTTACGTCATTGAGCAGACCACCCAGCGCGATGCCTTCCTGGCTTCCGGTGTGGTGCAACCTCTGGCGGAGCTGAATGCTCAAGAGGGTGGTGACTTTATCAACGTCCCTTTTTGGAAAGCCAACCTGTCCGGCGACTTCGAAGTGCTGACCGACAGCACCTCACTGACCCCCGGCAAAATCACCGCTGACAAGCAAGTCGGCGTGATCCTGCACCGTGGCCGCGCCTTTGAGGCCCGCGACCTTGCAGCCCTGGCTGCTGGCGCTGATCCCATGGCTGCTATTGGCGCCAAGATCGCTGATTACGTTGCTAACCAGCGTCAAAAGGATCTGCTGTCCTGCCTGGCCGGTGTGTTCGGTAGTCTGGGCTCCACCTCCAGCTCTGCTGCTTTCTTTGGCCTGACCATTGACGGCGAGTCTGGTGACACCCCCACCACGCTGAGCCCCCGCCACGTTGCCGAAGCCCGCAGCCTGCTGGGCGACCAAGGCGACAAACTGGCTGCTGTGTGTATGCACTCCAAGGTCTATTACGACCTGGTTGAGCGTCGCGCTATTGACTACGTGACCGAGACCGACGCACGTCTGACCTCCAGCGTCACTGACTTCGTTGGCGGCAGCATTGCTGGCGCTTACGGCAATCCCACAGTCCCCACTTACATGGGCCTGCGCGTGATTGTGTCGGACGACGTGCAAACCGACGGCAGCGGCAGCTCGACCGAGTACGCCACCTACTTCTTTACCCAAGGAGCAGTGGCCAGCGGTGAGCAGCTCGCAATGCAGACCGAAACCGACCGTGACATCCTCGCCAAGAGCGATGCCATGTCGATCGACCTGCACTACTGCTACCACCCAGTTGGCGCTAAGTGGGGCGTGACCACGGTCAACCCGACCCGTGCTCAACTGGAAACCGTCGGCAACTGGTCGAAGGTGTACGAGCTGAAGAACCTCGGCATCGTGCGCGCCACCAACACCTCCAACTTTGATTGAGGTAACTAACCATGGCACAACCTTCCCAGTTTGAACTGTCAACCGAGCAGTACATCGTTGCTGACCACTACATCGCCTCTTCGGTGGCTGATGTGCAGTTTTTCACCGCTCCGGTGAAATGCCAAGTGGTCGCTGTCCGCGAGGTGCACGCCACCGCCGGTAACGATGCTGGCACCGTCACTGGCACGATTCGTCGTTGCCAAGGCACCGAGGCCGCTACCGCTGGCGATGATCTGCTCAGCGCTACCATCAACTTCAAGGGCACTGCTCTTACCGAGCAAACTCCTGCTCTGACCACCACCAACGGAGACCTCATCCTCGAGGCTGGCAATCGCCTGGCTCTGGATGTTACCGGCACCACCACCACCCTGGCTGGTGTGATCATCACCGTGCTGCTGAAGCGCGTCTGATGGGGCTGTTCGCTTTCCGGCGACTGCGTGATCGTGAGGCTGCCTCTACGGAGGTGGCCTCTCTTTCTATGCCAGAGCCTAAACTAGACATACCGGAGCCTGACGATGCCAATAGCAATCGTGGCCACGCCAGGCGCGGCCGACGCAAACAGTTACCTGACGCTGGCAGCAGCGCAAGCGATCATTGACGGTTTTGTGCAGGATGCTGATGTCACCGCATGGGCATCGGCTACCACTGACCAGAAGAACCGGGCACTGTTTACCGCAACGCAACGGCTAGACCGTGAGCGGTTCCTTGGTGCACGGGCGACCGATACGCAGGCGCTGCAGTGGCCGCGTACCGGCGTGCGCAAGCCTGACACCTATATCAACACCTACGCGGTTGGTTTTCCGTTCCGCATCACGACGGATTACTTCACTGACACCGAGATCCCAACGCAGGTGCAATATGCGCAGGTCGTGCTGGCAACGTACCTGCACAACAACCCTGATGGACTTGGCCTGAGCGGGCTGGAAGACTACAAAAACGTAAAGATCGGCAGCCTTGACGTGACGCCAAACCTTGGCTACGGCGCCGTTGGTGCGGATAAGGTGCCGCCGATCATGGAGCGTTACCTAACTGGCCTTAGAATCAGTGGACCGGGCAACGTCGCTATCCGCAGGAGCTGATCATGGATGATTACAGCGTTGGCTTTGAGTACATCAGCGACACGGCTGCACACACCGGAAGATTCTTCAAGCTATATGCCGTGGCCGATGCTGTGATCAGTACGGCTACGGTGCAAAATGCAACTGGCAACGCTTTTACGTCGGTCCCATTGATGGCTGGAGATGAGATCGAAGGCGTGTTCACAAGCGTCACGCTGGCTAGCGGCAAAGTCGTCGCCTACAGGATCTGACCATGAGCGAGCCTAATTTTTTTGGCATTGATTATTCAATCGGTGCAACCTTTATTGGTGACAGCACAACACGAACGGGGCGCTGGGGCGCGATTCACTTCACGACCAACACCCAAATTGATACCATCATTGCTCAAAACTGGGACGGAAGCACATTGTCAGGCCAGTCATTCAGCGCTGCAACCACGCTGTACGGCGTTTTTACCAGCATCAAGCTGCAGAACGGCCACTGTGTTGCCTATAAACTCTGATGGCACTTGCTAGCCCGCTACGGAAGGTTGCCAGCAAGCTGATGGCACGCTTTGGCGGTGTTGCAACGTTCCGCAGTGTGACCGCTGGCGCATACAACACCACCACAGGCGCATCGGCCGAGACCACCACAGACACCACAGTGCGTGGCGTACTGGAAGACGTGCGCCGCAGCGAGGTCAACGACCTGGTGCAGCAAGGCGACAAGCGGCTGATCATTGCAGCGGCTGACGTGGCAAGTGCACCGACGACAGCCGATCGTGTCATCATCAGCAACCGCAGCCTGCAAATTATTGAGGTACGCACGATCGAGCAGGACAATACGGCTATCACCTATGAACTAATCCTGAGGGACTGATGGCACGCACCATACGCATTGGTGATATTGGCGACTACGCCAGCCAGCAGTATGAAAAGCTGCTGCGCGTTGCGGTGCTAGAAACCGACAGCCGCCTTAAGCTGGCCAGCCCGGTTGATACCGGCAGGTTTCGCGCTAGCTGGCAGGTTGGTGAAAATGCAGCTCCGGGTGGGCAAGCACCAGAGGGCAGTTACTCCAGCACGCCGCCGTTATCACGCATCGGTTACGGACAAGAGCGCATCGGTAACGTCTACAGCGTCCACAACAATCTGCCGTATGCTGAGCGGTTGGCAGCAGTGCCGCCGCATAGCAAGCAGACACCGCCAGGCTGGGTCCAAGGCATCGCCAAGGATATCCAAGGTTTCGTCAGGACAAACGCAGACCGCATCGGCAGGGAATCATGAGCAGCACCTACAACGACGTTCGTGCTGCCATTGAAGGCCGCATCGCCACTGAGATGGCCATCGCACCGGTATACCCGGTCAGCTACCAAAACGTCCCGTACAGCCCACCGAACAACACGCCATGGCTGCAAGTGTTCATCCGCTTTGGCGATAACGCCTATGCGACGCTGCTGCCTACTGGTGGCGTTGGTTTCAACCGGCAGAATGGTACGCTGGTCGTGAACGTGTTCACACCGGTCGGGCTTGGTGCTGGCGCTAATTTCACCATTGCAGAACGCGTGAAGGATCTATTCGACCGACGCACGGTGTCTGGCGTCATCTTTGACGCAGCATCTGGCCCGGCGCAGGTAACGCCAGCATCACCTGAGCCGTATTACCAGACTCAAATAACCATAACGTTTGAAGCGTATGTAGACTGACGCCAGCCAACTACCGTTCACAACATGGCTGTCACTGTTCTGTCCGGTACGTCCGGCGCCCTTTATTACAAACCCGCTGGTACAACTGGCACCTTTGGTGAGGCCAACGTTAACGCTGGCACTGATACCATCACGATTCAGACTTATCTGAATCTCAAGGCCGGCGACCCCGTTAAGTTCCGTGTGGTCAATAGTCAGACCGGTGGCTCTGGCACTGGAACCCTGCCCGCTCCGATTTCGGACGCCACCACCTACTACGTTCTCAGTTATACCGCCGCTACTGGCGCCCTAACAGTTTCAACCGCTGCCGGTGGCACCATTCTGGCAATCACCGACGACGGCACCGCCGTTGCTCCCAACGAGTTTGAGGTTTACTACGCCGATTACGCCGCCGTCGGCCAAGTGCAGTCTTGGTCATTTGAAATCAGCCGCGCTGAAATCGATGTGACCACCATCGGCCAAACCGCTGGTCAGTATGCGCCGTTCCGCGCTTACATTCCAGGCTTTGCAGATGGCAGCGGCAGCGCTACTGTTTATGTGACCAACGAGGACGCCGCACTGTCCAACCGCATGGTTGAAGATGTGCTGCAGCGTCAGCAGGTCGGTTGCGCTTTCAAGCTCTACACCGACAAAGCTGGTACTGAAGCGCTGAGCCGCAGCATCAGCATGGACGCAGTGCTGCTGACTGCTAGCCTCAACATCAACCCGGATGATGCGCAGCAGGTGGAAATCACCTTCCGCCCGACCGGTACTCCGTCCTTTGACTTCAGCACGAGCGCCTAATGCCTAACGCACTTGACCGGCTGAAAAAAGCAGCCAATCTGACGCCCACCAAGCGCACCGTTACCCTTAACGACGGTAGCGTGTTTGACTTTTACGCAACGCCACTGACCATGGCAGAGCGTGAACGGGCGCAGAAGATGCCTGGCGGTGATGATGCCAATGGCTTTGCGTTGAACCTGCTGATTACCAAAGCAGTGGACGACGCAGGCCAGCGGCTGTTCCAAGCTGGCGAAATCGCTGAGCTGAAGAACGAAGTGCTGGACAGTGACCTGCAGGCCATGATGCTTGCAATCATCACCAGCCCGGAGGACACCGAACAGGTGGACATGAAAAGCGCTAAAGGCAGAGCTAAAGCGTGACAACCTGCTAATGCTGCAACTGGGTGTGGCCAAAGAGCTTGGCTACACCCTGACGCGGCTTAAGGCTGAGCTGACCATGGAAGAGCTACTTTTGTGGTCGGCTTATTTTGATGTGCTCAACGAGGAGCAAGAACGTAGAATGAAGCAACGCCGTCGATAAGCCGTGTCTGTCGTAGCAAACGTTGCCATTAACGTTGACAGTCGCGGCGCTGTTGGCAAGCTGCGTGACGTACAGAATCAAGCGCAGGCAACTGAACGCGCTTTTGGCGGGCTTGGCGCAGCAGTCGGTAAGTTAGCCATTGCTGCAACTGCTATCCAAGCGGCACGGTTTGTTTTTGCCAAAACGGCAGAAATTGAAAGCCAAACTCGCAGTTTGCAGGTACTGACCGGCAGCGCGCAAAAAGCAAAGCAAATCATTGAAGAACTGCAGCAGCTTGGCGCTGTTACACCGTTTACCAGCACTGAGCTGATTGACGCAGCAAAACGGCTGCAGGCATTTGGTGTTGAGGCCAACAATGTCGTAGAGACAACCCGCAGGCTTGCCGACGCATCTGGTGCCACTGGTGCAGAGCTGCAAGGCTTGGTGACGGCTTACGGTCAGGTGCAAGCCAAAGGTCGGCTGCAGGGTGAAGAGCTGCTGCAGTTCCAAGAACGTGGCATCGCGCTGCAGGAAGAGCTGCGCAAGATGTATGGGATGACCGGCGAGGAGTTCCAAAAGGCACTCAGCAAAGGTCAAATTAGCGCTAAGGCCGTTGAGGTAGCACTGCAGCGATTAACAAGCGCTGGCGGCAAATACGCCAACGGCGCCATTGCACAGAGCGATACGTTAAGTGGACGTTTGTCCACTTTGCAGGATGGCATTGATCAATTAGCCAGACGCATCGGCCAAGTGCTGACGCCAGCGCTAAAGGCAATCTTCAATCAAGCGATTGCAGTTGTTGATGCAATCAACGCTGCATTGGCGGCAGGCAGGGGCGGAGGCTTTACGCGCAGTGTTGCTGGCGCAAGGCAATTCCTGAACATTGGCGCCACATCGCAGGCGGTTGACAATATCGCCAAAGGCGTCAGCCAAGTTGGCTCGCAGAAAAATAAAACAGGCATCAACCAAAATCTGCAAGCGTTGCAGCAGTACCAAAGGCTGCTGCAAAGCGTTGGACCAAGTGACCCAAACGCAAATAGAGCTGTTCAGTTGCAAGGTGTGATCCTGCAAAAAATCAATGAGAATATCGCGGCGCAAAAAAGACTGCAAACAGGCACGCAGCAAACAAATAAATTGTTCACCGTTCCGCCACTTGCTGCAGCGACAGGTGGCGCCAAAGGCGGCGGAGCCAACAAGGGAAAGAGCGACGCAGAAAAATTAGCGGAAGAACTCAAGCGCTCACTGGAAGAAGGCAGGCAGCTATCAGTTGAGTTCTCTCGGCAGATAATGCTGCTTAGCACAACATCTGAAATAGAAAAGAAACGGCTGCAAATTGTTTTTGAATATCAAGACAACCAAAAAAAGGTCTTAGCGCTAAAAAATATAGAGCAGCGCAATGCGGCTCAACTGCTGATTGAAGATATAAAAAGACGGGAGAACCGCGAGCTGGACCTTGAAATCATCAAGGATGGCTTGAGCGCGTTTGAGCGTATCGCAGGATTGGACTTCAGCAAGACTGAAGGACTAGGAGCCCGCGCCTTTGGTCAAGGTGGCGGTGGCGGCTTTAGGACTGACATTTCTTTGCTGTCAGCCGATAAGGCAACACAAAAGTACGAAGAAATGCGTAACAGGCTAAAAGAACTGACCGACCCAATCAACGCTGCAACAACAGGAGCGCAAGCAATCAGCGGTGCATTTGGTAGCGCGTTCCAAAGTATTATCAGCGGTGCGCAATCCACAGAAGAGGCGCTTGCTGGCGTGTTCAAAAATATCGGTGAGTCGTTCATCAATATGGCAACCGAGATACTGGCGCAGATGATGATGATGTTCATCTTCAAGCAACTGCTTAACCTGTTCGGCGGTGGGGGCGGTGGCGGTGGGTTGTTCAGCGGCGCTGGCCCGGTATCGGGCGCGTCGGTATTTGGCAGCGGTCAGGCAGGCTTTAACCCGTCAGCTTTTGGCGGGATGCTGTTTGCCGATGGCGGCTTCGTTACAGGCCCCACTCGCGCCGTGGTTGGCGAAGGCGGCGAATCCGAGTACATCATCCCAGCCAGCAAGATGCGTTCCGCCATGAGCCGCTACGCTGCTGGCGCACGCGGCTCTGCCGTTATCCCGGCTGGCAACGACACCAGCAGCGGCGGTACCGCCACAATGGCACCAGCCGCCATCGACGTGCGCTACACAGTGGAACGCATCAACTCCGTTGATTACGTCACCGCCGACCAGTTCCGCACTGGCATGGCCCAAGCCGCCCAGCAAGGCGCCACGCAGGGCGAACAGCGCACCCTTCGCCGCCTGCAGCAGTCCCGCGCCACCCGTAGCCGCCTCGGCATGAACTGATGGACACCAGCTTCAAGACCGAAATAGCCCTAGGTCACATGCTGACCGCCAAGCCCCGCACGGACGGCGCATCCCCGCTCTACTTCCAGAACTTCTGGATCAACGAAAACGTCGCCTATAACGGCAATACCCACGGCTTTCTGCCATTCGGCTTCTCGGGCGTGACGGTCAACCGCAGCGGCGACAACCAATCCACGCAACTTGCCCTGCCCAACAACTCGCTCAGCCGTAGCTGGGCATCCACGCTGGTCGATGGTAGTTGGGTGCTGCTTGTGGACATGCTGATGCTCAATCCCGACAACAAGGCCGACTACCGCGTGCTTAGCTCCTACGCAGGCCAAGTAGCTGGCGCCATCTGGAGCGACGCCGAACTCCGCCTGGAGATTTCCTCTGTCATCGACGCAGTCGGCGGCGACGTGCCAAGACGCCGCATTACGGAAGACGTGTTTGGCCCGCTGCCTACCACCGCCCAGGTCCGCCTGAGCTGATGTACGACCTGATCGGTCGCCCCTACCGCCTCGGCGCAGACGGCACCGACCCTGATGGTGCCATCGACTGCATCCACCTCGTCTACGCCGCCCTCGACCGCTTCGGCATCGCTACCCCCACCTTCGACCCCTCCTGGTACGACGCTCCACCCCGCCTAATCCTTAAGGCTATCCACGGCTGGGGACGCCGCGTGCTAGATCCTTTGTATGATGGAGACGTGGTTCTTCTACCACACAAGAATTACGCTTTCGGGAC